TGCGGGGACAGCGGTCGATTATGTGAGGTTAAAGCGTTGCAGACCACCGGCGACGAGGGTCTTTGTCGCAAAGTAGCCGTAGAGGAGAACGCTGATTTCACCTGTCGCTACGACGTTCACCGAAAGGGTGAGCTGTGGTGATTCGTAGATGGCGATTGCAGACGGCGTGGTGATAAATGCGCAGTCGTCGATTGTGGTGGCGACCATGTTGGCATCAACCCAAAGATCCAAGCCCATGACGTCTCCGCGGAGTCCGCGTGGTGAGGATTGACCGTTGGCGTTCATCGGCTGGGACGCATTGAAGATGCTGCGTCCGGTAGTGTCTAGTGAACCAATCAAGGTTGACCAGACGCTAGTGCCTGCAATGAATGCGTTTGCGGTTTCGCCTGCTGCTGCATAGACCGCTGGAGCTGCTTGTGCGACGTAGGCTTGGATGCCTGCAATCGTTGCGGCTTGTGTTGATGCTTGCGTGCCACCGGATACGATTTCAGCAATGACGGCTGCGTCAGATGCTTTGGCGTATGCGCGGGTGCAGTTTTCCATCATGGCGGTAAAGAACGATGGGTCAGAGCGATCCAAGAGTTCCGTGGACATGATTTGAGCGCCAGCGAGTTTGACGACGGTCGCGTTGACGTAGGAGCTGACGATCTGCGTTGATGCAGTCGATGCGCCTTCTGCAACGGTTCCGATGGTCGCGCTAGTTGTGATTTTTGGATGCGCAATGGTCATGCCTGATGGACTGAGTGGACGTGCGCCACCGAGTGCGTCAATGGTGGGGCGAGTCATGACCGAGGTGTCAATAACCTGGGAAACGTATTGCACCGGCGTAAATGCAGGGTTGGTGGTAAAGCTGTCGTTTGCTGCATAGAGGCGTTGTGCTTTGGCGTCTGCTGCGCGGACGTAAAGTGCTGATTCGTCGTTGCCCATGGTGGCGCGGATGGTGTGTTGAAGGTAAGTGCCGGAGTCGATGATCGGAGTGCGTGCTTCCGTGTAGGCGACTGGAACTCGGGTTCTTGAAGCCTCGACCACTTCTGGCTCGACTTCTGGGGTTGCTTCGCTCATCGAAGCCTCGCTTTCATTGGTTGGGGTTTCTTCTGGATCTGTTTCACTTGCAGCTACCGAATAGACGGCAGCGGACTCGAACGCAGCGCTCTCGACGAGGCTGACTTCTTGGAGGTCACTCTGGCTGACGTACATAATGCCATCAGAGGGTTTTGAGGCTTTGACGTCTACGCCTACGCTCAATCCTGATTTGAGTCCGGATGCGGCAAGTTCAAGGGCGTCATTGCCTGCCGTGGTGTTGGCAATCTTAAACGATGCCATAATTCCGGCGGTCGTAACTTCGTGAGAGATCATTGACCCAAGGACTTGACGGTTGTCGTGATCTGCAAAGAGTTTGGTTTTGCCTGCGCGAATGTTGATGCTGCCAGGTTCAAAGACTACTTTTCCGGCGCTGGTATTGCCGGTAGCACCAAAGGGAACGATGAGTCCCGTGATGGTGCGTGTCTCTGTATCGGCGGCAGTTATTTCGGAACTGAATGTCATTTTCATAGGTAGGTTGCCTGTTCTCCTTCGGAGGGTGCGAGGTCTTCCATGACTCGCGCTTGTTCGACTGTGATGAGGTTGAGAGTAAGCATTTTTTCGAGGACGTTGAGGCGTGTCATGGGATCTGACCGCAAGAAGGATTCGTTAATTTCTGCGCGAACGTATTGTCCGCGTGGGCAAATGTCATCCATGGAAAGCCTGGATTCGATGGCGGTGATGTAGCCGATGAGTGAGATGTCAACTAGTTGACGGCGTTCGTCTTGGATATTGGAGTAGACGTCGCTGGAGTTGATGTCCGCTGACAGGTAGTGCGCTGGCAGGTTCATGAGGCGACTAATTTCGGTGGCAAAGTATTGGCGCGCCGCGTTCCACGACAAGTCCTCGGGTGAGAATTGTGTGGGTTCAAATGACAAGTTTTGGGTCAAGTAGGCGGTGGATTTGTTTTGGCGTGCGTTGCGCCAGGTGGCGAGCAGTCCAGCGATCTGATCTTCCGGTAGATCTGCACCATTGTTTTTGATGATGCCCGACGGGATAGGCGTGTTTGCGGTGAGTGCAACTGCCTTTTCTAGATCGAGGGCTGCTTGGATGGTGCGACCGCCACGCGCGAGGACTCCTCCACCGTTTAACCCCTGGAACGTGATCAGGCTGCCGTTGCCGTTCTGTGGGCGTTCGGCACCATCGACTCGGTAGGAGAGGACTTCGGATTGTGATTTGTTGAGTTTGGGTGAGACACGGGTGGGGTCAACGAACCCGAAGCGAGCGGGGCGTCCGTCGGCTGTATAAGTTTCGAGGACTTCCCAGTAGGCGACGTCATAGAAGATCAACGAGTCGAGGGTGGCTGCCATAGTGGCGGCGCGTGGTTGCCGGTAGTCAGGCTGGCGCAGCCAGAGAGGTGCTTCTAGTTTGACGTCATCGGTGGCGCGGTACATGCAGTATTCCAGCGGGGCGATGATGTTGATGACGATGTTGCGGCATCGACTGACTGATGGGACGGCGAGAGCTGCGGTGCGAGAAATCGGTGCCTGTTGGTATTCGCCGACCCAGTTGGATGAGTAGCTGATGGGGACTGCGTATTCGGCGCGGATTTGTGCGTGTGATTCTGGCGCGGGGCGCGTGTCATTGACGAGACGCAACGACGAGAGCAGACCCATGCCCGGATTGTTTCACATGACACGGATTGTTTTGTAACTTTCAATGATTGTATAGGTTTGTGCGCGATTCCCTATATTTCAATAATGCGTGCGGTTTGTCGTGGCTTTGTAGCAAAGTGGATCACCATTGCCATGGCAATCGCAGCTGATACGTCGCCCATCGACTTCCTGCGGACAATACGCCAGCCGCCATCCGAGGTGGGTTTGGTGGCGCATGACATGACGTGGTCGATGAGTTCTTGTTGTCCGGCGTGGACAAGTCTGCCGTGAGTCATCGCTGTCAGAGTCTCATCGCAGGCTTGGGCAAAGGCAGCACCAGATACGTCCTCGACCATGATCCCTGACGCAGCTAGTTTGGCGGCAATAGCGCTGGAGGAGTAGCGATCGAATCCGACAACTTGGGCGCGATATTTGCGGGCGGCGTCTGCGGTTTCGGATGCGATGGTGATGTCATCGACGGAGTGGTCTGCGCGCCAGAGTTTGAGGAGTCCGATGCCGATGCGTCCGTCATCGAGGACTTGTCCGGCAACAAGGACGGCGGTGCGTCTGTGGGGTGAGATGTCCACGGCAAGCCAGGTGGTGCGTCCCGGGATCAGCACCAGGTTTGTGTCTTGGCATGCGGCAAAAGATCCCTCCTGCCAGGGTGATTCAAGTGCATCCACCCAGAGGCAAAGTGCCTCCGTTTTAAAAGTTTCAATTCGATCTGAAAGTAGGTGCTGTTCAAGGACGGATTCGTCCATCAGGATGCCCATGCTGGGGTTCGCTTGTTGCCAGCCCAAGCGGTCGGTGATGTGGAGGGTCGGATTTGCAGACCATTCGTACCAGCCAAGTGCCGGTGATGTAGATGTCAGGGCGCGAGTGCGAAGATCGTTGAGGACGGTTGATCCGGCGTCTCCAGCGTTTGATGTTGTGAGCGTCATGGAGTTGGGTCGAGCAGAGGTGGTGTAAGTGGCGGCAGCCCAGGCGGGTTCGTCGATTTCACGCAACTCGTCAATGTAGAGAAAGTCTGCGGTTTTGCCTCGACTGCCGCCGGAGTTGCTCGCCACGATTTCGTATTTGCTGCCGTCTTTCATTGTCAAGGTTTCCTTGCCGTTAGCAATTCGAACGTGACGAATCAGGTTTCGCAGCTGCGGGTGACCTTCGATGGCGTCGACCACAGCCGTGAACGTATCAAGAGCCATCTTCCGGTTGTGGCTCATGGCGACAATGTTCTTTGAGTCCCATTTGACCAGGTGAGCAATGATGAGCATGCGCGCCAGGTGCGTCTTGCCCTGCTGCCTAGCGATCAGCAGACCTGAGAGCTTGCGCACCCACTTGCCAGACTGATCCACGGTGAGCATATCCCGCAACACCCACTCCTGCCACGGAAGCAACGGCATCCCCAACATTTCCGCCAACTCAATCACGTCGCCCACTTTTGACGCACCCGTCAGCAGCGGCGTATGCACGCGGGCGGTCATGTGACCCATCAAAACGCTGTCCCCCACCACACTCAACTTCGCCGTCACAAGAACGGCACCGAACCCAACACGTTCACAGTCAAATCCCTACCATTCCCACCCACACCAGCCCCCAAACCCCCGGAGATAGATCTTCCCTGT